AGTATCACCTCCAGCCACAGTTACTTGAATACCAATTTTTCCAGAAACAGCAGGATCTACTTCTGTTCCACTTGTGTACCATACATAATATGATCGTTCATCATCGGAACTATTCATTGTAAAATATAGACCAGGATTTGTTCCTCCAGCTAAATAATCAGCACCTGTTGTTCCTGTATGAGTGATAGTATATGTTTCGACTGTTCCACGAAATGTATATGTTCGACTTGTTACACCATTATTGACAGTAACAGTTGAAGTTCCTGAAATTAAACCGCTAATAGTTAAGAGATTTAAATTCATACGATGACGAGTTGTTGTATTACCATAAAATGTAATATTTTTATATAAAGCAATATCTTTTGCAAATGGAGGAGGTTCATTAGATTGTTCAATACCTTCTCCAGAAACAGGATTTGTATATAATAAAGTCCCTCCTGCTCGAAAATCTTCAGGAGTGATATCTTGAACTGAAACAGAACCTGCACTAAGCTGGGCAGATGTAACAAAATCTTCAATAACAAGATACATTTCATCACCAGGATCAATATCATCTAGAGCTGAAAGACTTGCTGCAGTAAAAACTCCAGTACGATAAATTTGATAATAATAACTAGTAGTAGTCGCATCATCTGGCACCGGAAATGTAAGATCAACGACAGCATTATCAGATGAACTAATATTTTCAACTACGATACGTGAACTTGGTGATCCTAATACTGGGATAGAATTTGCATCAGTAATTCCCCAAACAATTCTATAAGCCACTTTACTTAATGGAGAGAAAAAACCACTAACAGTATAGTTAGGAAGACCTTCCCCGTCTAGTGCTTTAACTCCTCCTGCTTGCGTAATGTAGCCAGCCGAAGTTACAAATTCAGAGGCACTCGTTGCTGAAATTTTTTTAATCCCTTCACTTGTAGTAAAGTAAAGATTACCATTATATTCAATTGATTTAAGTCGAAGACCGGATTCAACTTCACTGTATGATCCGTTAAAATCTGAAAAAGTTCCAGCACCATCACTATCAAAAGCTAATTTAGAACCATAATGAGTAAGAATTCTATTTTTATAAGTTAAAAGTTGTTTAGCTCTATCAGAACCAGAACCAAATGTTCCACCGAATTGTGTAAATCCTCGACGAGGTTCAATAATTCCGTCACGATCAACAACGACATTAATCGCTTCAACAAGAGATCCTTCTGGAATTGCACCTAAAAGATTTTTAAATGTGTGTAAGCCAGAAGCTTTTAATAAAACACTTTGTGCCATTATTAACCTCTAGACTGCCAGCGTTTTCTATATAACCCTGATTTTAATCCGCTATGTCTATTGACAATTTTTTTAGGAGCTTCTTCGACTCGATTATCAATTAAATTTGTTGTATTCATTTCCATTTCTGCTAATTTTTGATTTGCTAATTGTAATCCCTGAGCATCACCTAATGCTTCTAAACAACGAGCAGCAACTCTATGTGCTAAAACAACATGAAGATCTTGAGGTACTTGTGGTATAATACACTCATGCTCAAAATTAACATAATCTCCAATAGCAAGGGAACTTGGAAGATCAGCAGGATCAAAAGTAATTTCATTTGTTGTCGAATTAACCGTTGTTGGGACAATACTTGCTTGTAAAGTAATAAAAGGAGATGAACTTTTTATTAAATCATACTTTACATCTTGTCCATTACTATCTGCAGTACTAAATGAATCAGGCATATCTTCAACAATTAGTGTTCCAGTTACGGTATTAATACTAAGAATTCTAGCAGCTCTATCTTCTTCAACTAAGGCATTAGGTCTAAGATAATAACTCATCATTAATGAACCACTAACAGAACCATTAATAGTTGGAACTAGTACAATTTCGTTATTTTCAACATAAAATGTTTTAATCATTGTCGTTGTATAAGTTGTATTATATTCAGAAAGATCCTGAATTCCAATTCTAGTCATTTCAAAAATATTACCATTGGTATCTTTAAAAGATATTTCTCTTAATTTATTACCAATAGCTCGACTAGGAATAGAATAACGAGATACACTATCCTCAAGTTCAACTTCTTCAGTATATAACAAATAATCTTCATGTAAACGAAGAATCGAAGGAAGCATTCCTAATGATAATTCTTCATTAGCCAATTCAAGAAAATCGGTATTACTAAATGTACTTTGTGAGCTTGGTAATAATGCCCGTCTTTTAATACTATTAATTAATTCATTACTAGTCATATAATGACTCATTTAAACGTCTCCAATTATTATATTTATAATTTTTATAATATATATTTCTAGCTTGTCTTTCTGAAATATTTAAAAATTTTCGTAAATGATTAATACTTTTTATTTCTTGAATTATTTGACCATTGGTAATTTTAAATTCAATTGAATTTGCTGCCGTCTTAATATGATATAAATTTTTATCATTTGGATTAAAGGAATTAAAATCAAAAATCTTAAAATTTTTATATGTGGATTTTTTAATTCTACAAATTTTTAAAATGGTATAATTAATGTTATGTTGTCTTGCCGCTTCAGCAATACTTTCATATATATAATATTGTTTTAAACAACAATCAATAAGAACAATTTTTTTACCATATTTTTTTGTTCTAGTTTTTTTCATTTTTTCAATATATTCTCTTGATCGTTTTTTTCCAATATTATGTTTAGATCCTAATGTACCTTCTCCACCTAATGTTAGATTATAACCGTTTTTTCCAAAAGTATTAAATTTTTTAATATAATATTGTTCTTTTTGTTTTAATTCATTATAAGAATTAGCATTATCAATAATATTCCAAATAATATTATTAAAACCATATTTTCTAATTGCTTTACTTAATAGAGAATTATTTCCTCTTTTAGCTTTATATTTATGACATCTAACTCTATTAGATAAAGAATTAATTGTACAGCCTATATACATTTTATTATTTGGAAAAATAGCCTGATAAATAATCATAATTTTTAGTACTTCATTTTCTTTTTCATTTCTTCGTGTTCTTCTTCACTCATAGAAGGCATTTCTTCACTCATTTCTTCGTCCATCATTTCTTCTTTTTCTTCCATTTCAGGAAGCATCTCTTGAGCTTTTTCTAGACCTTCTTCGAGACCTTCAGATGAAGGAGAAGCGACTGTAACTTTCTTTAAACCTTCATGTACGCCCTTTCCGGCTTCTTGTTCAGCCATTTCCATAAGTTCTTTAAGAACTTCCATTTTTGCCATAATATCACGATCAGACATCTCTGGCTGTTCGTCTTTATTCATTAGCATTTTCATTAAATCTTTCATGTCCATGTTATCTCCTTTAGATAATTAATCCAATAATTGCTACCACAGCAAGTATTGGGACAAGTATTTTTAATAATTTATTTTGTTTTTTAAGTAATTCATAATCATTGGGTTTAGCAATTTTTTCAATATATTGTATAACAGGTTCTGAAGGAACACGCACTTCTACTATTTTTTCAATTTCTTTAATAACTTCAATAGGTTTTTCAATATATTCAATTTTTGGTTTTGAAGGAACCTGTATTTCAACTATTTTTTCAACTTCTTTAATAACTTCAACAGGTACTTCTTTTATAATCTCTTTAATAACCTCTAATGGTAAGGCTTCAGGAGTTGAATCTTGAATTTCAACAAGACCAGGACCAATTAATGGAATAGGATTTAAATGGAGTAGCGCACCACTCTGATTTTTTTTTCTATTTTCTTTTTTACTATTAATATGGACTTTACCCATTATTAACCCTTTAGCATATATTTAGCTGTAATTGTTCCACCAGTACTTGTACCATGCGAATAAGCTAAACGAAAATATCTATAGCTAGCAACATCAACTTCTAATCCTTCATCTCCAGCAGCATCTATTGAAGTTGTGGAACTTGCAACAGTATGCCAAGTAGAATTATCTGTACTTACTTGAATGGAGATTGATCCGTCAGCTCCTCCACCAATACTTGCCCATGATAAAGAAATAAAATAACTTTTATAATTTATAACATCTACTGCTGAACTATTAACATCAGCTCCACCAGTAACAGCATTTAATAATACAGTATTATCTACTGCCATAGGACGAGTCTCGATACTATCTCCACTGTCAGCATCAATACTAACCTCAAAAGTTCCTGCAGTAGCTGACGTTTTTAATGTTCCAGAAGCTTCATCAAATACCGTTTTAATAACTTGATTCGCATCTAATTTAGTCATTGACATTATATATCTCCTTAAACGCTAGTGGTTTGAGTTTCAAACTTCATTGTTCCACTAACAAATCCCGAATAGTTACTAGAAGTATAAGTAACTTGTCCATTAGTATCAACATCAAAAACAACAAGACTATTATCGCCAGTTGTTTCTTGACTTAACATCCAATCCGACCCTCTTTGAATTAGTTCCAATTCTCCAGCTTCATATAAATCACTTGTTGCATCAATAAATATTGAATATTTTACAAAAGCGGCTCTAATATCAGCATTGGCAAAAGCTAGACCTGTAACATTTGCTGCAATTGCTTGATTATTTGCAATAGAAAAACTTGTTTCATGATGTTGTGCAGCTAATTGATCAATAGCATCATCTATAAATGTTGGTTGTGTATTCCAATCATTTGAATCTGCCGGAGTATATGGTCCATGACTATACCAATCACTAAAAGTATTGTTACTACCACTGTCGCTAAAAGTACCGACTCCGCCTCCAGTTTGATTAATTAATGTATTTCCATTACGAGTCACACTATTAATAAAACTATTTTTAGCTTGATAATAAGCTTCAAGAACTCCACCAGTTTTAGTTAAAGTAATAGCATTAATAAAACTATTTTTAAGAGTAAGATTTCCTCCGCCGTATAAAGTAGGTAAATTACTTGCGGCGTCATTAACGGTCCAATCAATATTACCACTTATTGTTGTTGAATTATCATATTCAACAACTTCACATAAATCCATATCAACGGTTCCTGCTTCGATAAAACAGCTTCTAAAATAAACTTTATTTAACCGATTAAATGTAATAGAAGAATATACATCAACATTTTGTAAAATTAATCCGTTTGTAAAAAGCATATTAGGATCAAATACTCCACCACCAACTGTCTCATTATATGCAGCTAAGTTATTTACTTGTAAATTTGTTAAACATACGGATTGAGGACTATTTGTAGCATCTGTAGGTCTATAAGTTATTGTTCCAATAATTGTAGCTTTAGGACCTTGACCAATAAAGTTAACATTTTTTTTAATTAATACAGATTGAGCACTGAAATCTCCATCAGGAAGAATTATAGTAACTCCAGTTTCATTTGTTATATCACTTCCTGCTAATAATTCAGCAGCATCAACTGCCGCCTGAAGATTAGCATAATTAGCAACATTATAGAAAATTGTATTAGTTTCATAAATAAAAGGAACTTTAGAATTTAATTGTGTTTGAATGGCACTTGTTACTCCAGAAACATAACCTAATTCTGTATTAGTAACTGAAGAATGTGTTGGAATACCATTAGCATCCGAAATTAATGCCCGATTAGCAGTAATAGCAGCAGCTTCAACTATTGCGCCACTAGAACTTTGAATAACTCTATTATTATTTAAAGCTGTATTACTATTTGTACCACCATTTGCAACAGGAAGAACACCAGTTACATCAGTTGTCAAATCAATATCTGCAGAAATAATATTTTTAGAACCGTCTAATTTTAAAGGAGTTGATGCAGTTAATGAACTTAAATTTGGAGCCGAACTAAAAGTCTTAACTCCACCAATTGTCTGTGCTCCAGCAGTTATAACTCCAGGATTACTTCCATCGGCAGGTTGTAATGTTAACGATTGACTTGATAAACTTGCTGCTTGCGCATTAGGAGAAGAACCGACATTATTTAATGTAACTGGATCATGAGAACTTTGATTAAGTGTAATCCCAGAAACTCCTGGAGTAATTGTTGCGTCTCCTGCAGTATTTGGTGCTTTTAAAATCCAACTATTTCTATCTGCAGAAGTCTGAGCATATCCAGTAATTAAAGCATTTTCTTCAATCTCTATACCACTGTTTGCCCCACTTCCAGCTCCTCCACCTTTATTAATTGTGATAAGAGGATCAGTAACTTGAAGCTGATCAACATTTTCATAATTAGTAGTACCTTGAATATTAATAGTCGCGCCAGATCGACCTATATTAATAACATCAGCATTTGCTGTCCCAATACTTAAAGTATCCGTTCCACCTGTAGCAGTAACATCAATACCGCCATCAGCCTTTGTATTTCCAGTAAGAGTTTTATTTCCAGCAATTGTCTGAGTTCCAGTAGTAATTATACCAGGATTTGTTCCATCAGCAGGATGTAGTTTAAGAGAAAAATTTGTAATATCACCAGTATCAGCTTCAGTTATAGATAAACCGTTTGCTGTAGAACTAGCATCTGGAGCTACTATAACAGGCATAAGTCTATGCCATTGAGTTCCTGTAGCATCAAAAACATAAGGAACGCTTTGATCAAGAACTACTCTTACTGCACCATCAGGATCAGTAAGAGGAAGAGAAGATTCGTCAGCTACGGGTGATAACCAAAGACTTCCGCCTTCATCAACAAGATCTAAATTTCCACTTATAGGATTAAACTTCCAGGCCATTATGTCCTCGTTACGCTAGTTAAATTATTTCCAGCATCATAACCAAGAGTTAAAGTTGCAACTGTTGTTCCACCAGATCCGCCCGTTTTATAAATAACTTGATAAATTTCACCCGCTCCGGGACCAGATGGAACGTAACTAATACTTAAATAGTCATATGCAGAAGGAACAAGTGATCCAAGATTAAGAGTTTTTAATGCTTCACTTGTTGCATCGTATGAACTTTTTATTACTTGATTAGCATCTAACTTACTTTGACTCATATTATTATCCTTTACGCAATACTACTTGTTTTTCTAACATGTCTAGATGTACTATTAGACATTTTTTTAACAACAGGAGGAGATGATACAGCAGTCGGTGTTCGATTATTTGAAAGCGAATTATATTGATAATCTCCAACTGTTGTTAAAACATTTATAGCTCCAACATCGGTAAACCATCCATTTTGATTAGATTGTATTGCTCCAATATCTAAATATGAATTTGAAACTATTGGTGTTGAAAAGGAATTATTAGCAACTCTTTGCATATTAGTGCCTGTTGAAATATCATAACCATGAGTAATTTGCCAAACTTTATCGGTAGTAGCATTTGTACCTGGAGCTATATCAAGAGTAAGTTGAGTTTCTGAATCAACACTTGTAATACCATAAACTCCAGTCGTTATTCCTGTACCAGATACTAAATAAATATAATCACGTCCGGCTGTTATTCCCCATGTTTGAAAAGTTGCGCCACTTTGAGTAATTGTATTTCCTGATGTTGTAGCAGTAGTTCCTGTTCGTTGTAACATTGAAGTAAAATTAGGAGCTAAAGTAATACTTCCAGATCCAGTAGGCCAATTTGTTCGTGCTGTAGTACAATTTGAAATTGTATTAAAATTTTCTTCGCTATGATTTATAGTATCATTGTGATTTAAAGCTGTCGTAAAACCATATAAAATACTATTATTAACAGATACAAAGCTACTACCTGCTATACAAGTAACACCAATACCAAGTTTATTTTCTGCACCATAAAGAGTACAATTTAAAATAAAAATTCTTAAGCCGGATGCGCCATTGCTATTAATAGCTGTAGTAATATTATCCATAAATACACATCTAATAACATAAGCACTAACAGTACCGACTTGTAAACCAATATTACTTGATCTAATTACACAATTTTGAATTATAGTAGTGTTACTAGCATTAAAAGCTATTCCGCGATATGAAATTAATTCGCATTTAACAACTTGGCCATTAATACCGTTATTTAAAATTGCGTTTCTATTCGCAGTTATACTTGTATTTACAATTTTACAATTTTCTAGATATCCATGATGACTAATAGTAATTAATGAAGTTGATGCTCCAGTTATAGAAAGATTATATACTGACCAAAATGCACCAAAAGATAAGGCCGCAGTACCAAAAATAAGAATTGGCCTATCAGTATTTATAGGATTATCATCTCTAGTTATATTATAACCACGTATATAATTTCGATTACCAATAGTACCAGTTGCACTAATTGAAATAGTTCCACCTGGCGCATACGTTCCAGATTTAATCCAATAAGTACTTCCACCTGTATTTGGTGCTGATTCAAAAAAATCATCATCAGTGCGATTTGTAGAAGTAGCACCTAATTTAAATGCTCCACCAATATTGATAACACCATTTGCTACAGCACCTGCGGCAATACTTGTTCCATCTTTACGGGTACTAAATGTAATAGAAACACCAGCAACAACACTATCGACAGCATAAAAACCTTGATTTAAATTTGTACCACTAACAGCACAAGCCCAATTACCAACCATATCATCATGTGCACTTGCATCTAGAATTGTATTTCCAGCACCACTAGAAGTAGCGGTTGTTAATGCCCATTGAGCCGCATCTTGCTGAGAGTAATCTACTCCAGTTGCTCCAGTAACAAAACCACCGCCGTTTGTAGTAGAACCTGTTGTTCGAATTTCACAAGTGGATGCCGCAATTGCCATTATTACCTATTTTGAATTTCAGATTCAATTTCTTGTAGCATTTCTGTTAACAGAGATTGCATAAAAATAAGATCATCAGTTTTCATTGGTTTAAGACCATGAGCACAAAATAAAGTATAATTAATATCTAGATCATTTGACCATGTCGAGAAGATATTTTTATAATAATTAAAAGTATCTTCACTTTGTCCAGTTTCTAGCATAAAATTCTCAAGTCTTTCTTGTTCAGTCATTTTATTTCCTATTATGAATTAACAAATCTAATACCTTGAATTGCCCATTGATCACTACCAAAATCTCGTTCTTCATTAGCTAAATTGCGAACTATGATACGAACTGTTCCATAATCCGATACATAAGCATGCTGAATTAATAAATCCATTTGATTGAATGATTCAGGATTTAACGGTTGAACTTTTAGAGTGGCTCCTGGATGAAATGTTGGCATGTCAGTTAGTTCTATAACTTTAACTTCGTTAGCTGCCATTACTCCTACTCCACTATTCATTGCCCACTCATCTGCGTCTAACATTGGAAGACGATCATCTGATGGATCTTGTTGATCATTAGGACCAATTCTTATACCTTCTGGTGCTTCAATATTTGCCATTTAATTCTCCTATATTATTTAAGTCTTTCAAAAGTAATTTGTCCAGTACTATTAACGTCAACTGTTGCATTTGGTCGAAGATCAATAATATCTCCAGCTACGCACTGAACTATTCCTGAAACCCAACTAAACGCAAAATCAGCATCTAATGCTCCTACTGATGTATTTTGTACCGCATTTTTATAAATATATATAGTTGCTGCTGTAGCCGTATTTTGAAAATTTCCTGAGACTTTATAATAACCGGAAATAGGAACTGTGTAACGACCCGTTGAAGTATTATAACCGCCATGAGTATCAATGTCCTTAGTTGGCCAAATAATAGGATTACCAGAAGTTGCTGAAGCTGGATCTCCTGACACAACAACTAAAACAGTTTCACTAGCAGCAATTTGAGAAGGGCCTTGTACTTGATGTAAAGTAAAATAATTTTCTGTAGCTGTTGAACCATAAGAAACTGATGACCAACTATTAGGCGTAAGACGAATTTTAACAGCTTGTCCTGCCTGAACATAAATAGCTTTAGCATGGACATCATATGACATAGTTCCACTAGCAGATGAATTAATCGTAAGTTTAGATGCAACAGACGATCCATTTACAAAAATAAATAATTCAGCGTCTCCATGTGAAGAAAAAGTTCCTGTTAAAATAACACATGCAGAAATATCATAATAACCACTAACAGGAGCAGTATAAATACCCGTTCCTGTAGCATAAGCTCCATGTGTATCATTAACCATTGTTCCAAAAATTACATCATTTTGGTTCGTATTAGATAAGGTACCCGTAGGCGGAGCGCCTGTAGCTTTCATTGCTATAACTCTAGTTGATGCATCATTCGACATTACTACTTGAGAACCCCAACCAGAGATTGGAAGTTTAAAAAAGTAAGAAACCTCATCTCCGTTGGCACACGCGTTTGAGTTAAAAACTCCTGTTCCTTGATCTATAATAAAATAAACAGTAGTAAGATTTGTTCCGGTTTTAACAACTGAAAGAGTATTAAAATCTGTGCCTGAGTCTAACCAATCTCCGTAGCCAACCTTTGTTGCGTCGCCAGTGTTGTTATAGGAAATCTTGCTGGTGTCCAGGGTTAGGCCAGATGGAAGTTGAACACTAAGAGTAGAGTTGTGTCCGGCGCCATTCCATACGATGCGGCCACGAACCTCAATGGAGTCGCCGTCCCTGCGCCAATAAGCCACGTTACTTGATACGTTTGATGTTGAATTTAGAGTCGGCGTATAAGTTACTAGGTCAGTAACAGGTGAACCATAAAGCTTCGCCTGAGGACCAACTGAAATTGTATCAAATTTTAATGTATATGCGCTCGCACTTGTAGAAGCAACATGGAATATTAATCTATAGCTTGTAGAACTAGAACTAGTTTGAAATTCAAAATTAAATTTTTCAGCAGCAAGAGTATGATTTTTAAGTAAATAAGGAGTAGGATAAATTAATGCAGCATTTGTTACATCATAGATATACATACGTACATCATCATCCGCAAATGTTCCACTAGATATAGCATATTCAAATGAACCCTGAAGTACTTTAGCTTTATCTGCAGTCGCAATGGAGAAGTCATAAGATATGCCTTCTCCCTGTCTATTAGCAGCATCCTTCGTGAGTAACAGTGATGCTGTTCCTCTCAAAGGGGAAGATGTAGAACGGGTAGCAGTCACGGTCGGTGAACCACCAGTTCCGTCTACAGGAGCAACTCCTGCAGCATTTGCGTAAGCACTATATCCAGTCACGTTACTTTCTAAATCAGAATTTGTAATATAATTTATTCCACCAGCACCAGAACCAACTTTAGTTTCAGTTCCATCATCATTTAATTGATACAAGAAACCATCAGATTTAAAATAAATCTTTCCAAAACCAGAAGAAGGAGTAGAAGGGGTCGCGATTTCAGCAAGGATAGGAGCATCAGAAAAGGTTTTTGCAGATAATGTTTGAGTAGCATCTGTTCCAACAATAGTAGTATTAGCATCAGGTGCTGTTAAAGTTCTAGTAGTCCCCGTTGTTATACCTGAAGCTTGAAATTTTAATTGTTTAGTAGTATCTGCATCATCTTGAATCGTTAAATTTGCATCTTTAATTGTTGCTATATTTGTATTATCAAGCGTTTTATTTGAAAGACTTTGAGTAGCATCAGTTCCAACGATAGTAGTATTTGCATCTGGTGCAGTTAAGGTCCGCGTTGTTCCTGTAGTAATTCCTGATAATTGAAATTGTAATTTTTTGGTATTATCAGCTTCATCTTGAAGAAATGTAGTTGAATCGGTTAAAGTTTTATTTGTTAAAGTTTGACTAACATCGGTTCCAACAATCACTGTATCTGCATCAGGAGAAGTTAAAGTCCGCGTGGTTCCCGTTGTTATACCGGAAGCTTGAAACTTTAATTGTTTTGTATTATCAGCATTATCTTGGATAGTTAAATTACTATCCTGAATTGTAGCAATATTTGTATTATCTAAAGTTTTATTAGAAAGAGTTTGAGCAACGTCTATTCCAACAATAGTAGTATTAGCATCGGGTGAAGTAAGAACTCGTGTTTGACCTGCAGTTATTCCAGAAGTTTCAAAACGCATCTGTTTTGTTGCATCAGCATTGTCTTGAATAAGTAAATTAGAATCTTTTATATTTGCTGTAGTTGTATTATCAAGAGTTTTATTACTTAAAGTTTGTGTTGCATCTGTTCCGACAATAGTGGTATTAGCATCAGGCGCAGTTAAGGTTCTCGTGGTTCCCGTTGTTATGCCAGAAGCTTCAAACTTTAATTGTTTAGTAGCATCAGCATTATCTTGAATAGTTAAATTAGAATCTTGAAGTGTTGCAGCATTTGAGTTATCAAGAGTTTTATTTGATAAAGTCTGAGTTTGATTTTCAGATACAATAGTACGAATAGCGGATTCAAAATAACCTTTAAGTCGATTAGAAGTAGAGTTATACCATAAACTTCCATTAATATTTTCTGAAACATCAGACGTTTCACCTCTTAATAAAATACCTTTAACTATTTGACGTAGTGATTTCATTTATATTTCCTTATTAATAAATTTAAACGAATATCCACCAGTATGTGTTCGTTTATTATATAATACTTTTCGGATATTTTCTCTTTGTAATTTTAAATCTTTAGCTGCTTTAGTAATAGATTCATAAATTATATTATTATTTAAACAAAGAATTTGTTTTTGAGTTTTTTTAGCATAATTAATACAATTCTGTATACTGATTAAAGATTTTTGTGGTTTTCCAATTTTAGCTTTACTCATTTTTTCTTTTGTTTTATCAGAATGTTTTCTTCCAAGAGTTTTACCCTTTAAACCTTCAGATATTTTTCTTTTTGTTTGTTCTGAAATTTTTTTACCTAAGTTAGCTTTTCTTAATTTCTGTTTTGTTTCAATTGTTAAAACTCTACCTATTAATCCTTCAGATATTCTTTTTTTAACCAATTCGCTTCTAGTAAAATTTTTTCCACCACTAGCAATATTATAACCTAATGGTGCATAAGTATTATAAAATTCTATATAATATTCTTCTTTATCATTTAATTCATTTATATTATTAGCAGTATCAATTAATTCAATATAAAAATTTTCAAATCCATATTTTTTAATGGCTAAATATAAAGCAGATGTAGTTTTATATTGATGTTGTTTAAATCGTTTTTGAAGATCATGAATTGTCTGTCCAATATATTGTTTTCCATTAAGTTTGTTTACAATTCTATAAATATTCATTTTATTGTCCTAAAGCTTTGGCAGTAAAACGCATTGTACCAGAATAACTTGTAGCACCAATATCTGTTGAAATATAAGTAAATTGTCCAGCATCTGTAATATCAAAAGTTACTCCAGAATTACCTGTAGCTTCTTGAGTAAGTAGAAATTTATTTCCACTGGATGCCGAATTATCATAAACTATATATAATGTTCCAGTTTCTGCTTTACCACTTGTTGTAGTAGATGAAACTCGATAAATTGAATAAGTAATAACTGCGGAACGAACCGTTCCCGTATTAAAAGCGAGACCAGTAACATTTGTGGGACTAGAAATATTATTTGCAACATTGAATGTTGTTTCTAAAATATCACCTGAACTAAGAAGACTTGCTAAAACATCGGTGACTGCCTCAGCCCAATCGGATGCGGATTCCCCCCAACCTGGATCTTCGCCAGGATCAGGATAGACATAAGTTGTATTATCAACTATTAAATTTCGAGCCATTGATACCTACTTAGATAGACATTATCTTCTATATATACTTGTTAAAAATCCGCGATTTTCTATTAAAAATCGCCTTCTTCTTTAAGATCGCTTCCTGGAAGCATTTTACACTTAGTACAAACCATATATTCTTGATCAGTCCCTTGGTTCTTATAAACCCATGTATGTCCTCTACATTCCTTAGAAGGTACGGGAATATTTGATGTAGTCAATTTAAGGAATAAACCGATAATAATTAATGCTAAGAAAAAAGCCATATTTTATTTTTGAACGTATTGGATATGGAAATGATATGCTCCACCAGTAATAACGTGATTACGGGCAGTCCATTTATAGTAATTGGTCCCGTTGTATTTCGTATTTAAATAGTCTTCGATACCTTTAATCTCGTCCGCACTGAAGATAGACGAACGTATATCTGCGGCGTGGGCGAATTGATGAGGAGATTTAAACGGTTTAGCTTGATATTTAGGATCGTTTTTGTATAACTCTGCTTGCTCGGCGTCAGTCCGGGCAATCATAGTAATGATAAAGTCTTTTTTGTAAGTATTGGTGACGAATTGGGAGGCGTCTTGGAGAAGGTCAAAGAGTGGACGGTTCTTGTTATTTAATTCACCTAATTCGGCGATAAGGCGGGCAGAATCGTTTTTAAACTTAAGCATAATGTATAGGAACTCCTATACACTTACTTGTTAAAATTAATTATTTTTTAGTCCAAATATATATTAAATTACCTCGATCATAAAAAATTTCATATCCATGATTTAACATATTCTCTTTCTCAGAAAGATTTTCGTTAAAATTAGATAATATATATTTTAATTTATGTTTTTGGAATTGTATTCTTGAATAAATCTTTCCATCTTTTTTATAGAAATAATTTGGTGAACTTTTTCCCTTTTTAATAAATCCTAATTTTTCATAAAGATTACCTTCACTAAATCGCATATTAGCATATGATAATATTGTATTTGGATTAAAATCTTTTATAAAATAAGAAAAAAGGCGACTAGCCCCGCCAACAACACGAGTATTTAGTAATGTACAAAATCTTAATAATTCCCATTCATATTCTTTATTATAACGAGATTGTCCAAATGTCATGGCAGCAACTAATATATTATTATAGAATAATCCATACTTAACTTTAGCCTCAATAGCTCCTTGTAAATGATTATTTGCCATAAAAATACGTTGGGTTTCACTTGTAATAATTTTAACTTCACAATCTCTAGCGTATATAACATTTTTTTGTGGATTTTGAATAGAAGCCCAAATTTGAGCTTTAATTGGATCTTTTAATTCATGTTCAAATATTTCATATTCAAATTCTTGTTTTTCTTTTTGTTCATAAAACCACATATATTCTTTATATGGTTTATTTTTAGTCATAGCTTTTTTAATATTTGTATTATTAAAACCATTCGCTTTAGCCTCTAGTCCTGATTTAAACTGAATTGTTTCTCCTGTTAAAATATGAACACCTTTAATTGGTTTACTTCGAGCTTCAGATAGTTTTTTTCTTGTTTCTGGGTTATTTTTATAATTATTAATAATTGATTGGCGCATTTTTTCAGTTCTTGATTGATAACTTTTTTTCATTTCATCCTCTGATAATCGTTTTCTAAATTGATCATTATATTTAACCCAACATTGACGACAATATCTCATTAAATTATCCCAATTATTTTTATCATTTCCAAATTCATATAATGGATAATACTGATTACATTGTATACAGTGTTTACACTCTATATCATTAATGAATTTATGTTCTTTACGATTAGGAGCAATAAGAGGTTCAGTTAAAGTTTCATAGTATTTTTTACGGGCCTCAGATATTTTCAATTTCGTTTCTTCTGAAAACTCAATTCGTCCATCAACAAAATTATTGGTATTATACCCATTAGGAGCTAATGAGTTAAACTCTTTGATATAAAATTCTTCTTTTTTAGAAATCTCATTAAATAGAATATTTTCTTCTAATATTTGAGATTCAAATTGTTTCCAACCATATCGTTTTAATGCGTTATAAAATGCGGGACAGTTTTTATAACTAGATAATCCACTTTTTCTCCAGCGTCTATCTGGTCTTTGAATAGTTGATCCAATATATACTTTATTATTAATTATATTTCGATGAATATATATAATTCCCTTCTTCATATATACATTATAACATATATAAGACTAAAAGTCAAGCGTTATTTTGTCCTATTATAAGAACCTAAAGATAAAAAAAAGGGAAGCTTGATAGCTTCCCCTTATGAAATTTTATAATTAAATCAATTAGTTAGTTAACAATATTGTTAATTAACACGTTCTTTCCAGGCGAATGTGAAAAGAGGGCTTGATCTGTATACGCTCTTAGTTCGTAACCTGCCGCATTTTCCAAATCTCTGAAAAACTCATCACCCTTTCCAGGTCGTTTAAAAGTTACATCAGAAGAACCGATGCGAACCATATCGTTAATAGCGATTACATAAGCGAAACCTTCCTTAACATAGATTGAAGGAATAATTTCGATCATTCCAGATTGACCATGGAACATGATAGATTTTGAACCATTCTCTGATTTAGAAGAAGAATAGGAACTATCATACATTCTTAAGGCAGCTTGTTCATTCAATAGATCAGCCCAAGTGCGGGGATTAACCAACACAAGAACGTCTTCATCAAGACCTTTTTCGACAGCGCGAGAGATAGCATCTTGAACTTTATTGAAAGAAAGAGCAGCAGAACCTGCAGAATATGTATTACCTTTCCATAAATTATAAGTAGAAGCATCAATTCCGAAGAGTGAGCCTGTATTAGTCATAATTTTATGAAGTCCAGCAAATTCATTATTATAAGCACCTTTGTGCCAAATAACGTCTCCGCCAGTAACACCAGCAAGAGCTGATTCTACAGTGATTGTACGATTATCAAAATCGACAGAAACTACACGAGTTTCACCCCGGCTAGTTGCGCCAGTAGAATCGCGGATTTCAATTGGCATATCTTCAGCACCAGCCCAAATACCAGGTGCCCATTGAGCAGTAGTAATTGTTAGTACTGTAGAAGCAACTGAAGCGATTGTTGCATAGCCCATTTGACCATAAAGCAACTCGATTTCAAGTTTTTTAGTAATAGAACGTAACATGTTAGCAACAAGGAACTTAGTCGCTTGTTCAAAAGCTTTAGCTCCGCCTTGAGCAGAACGTGAAGCTGATGCATAACCCATTACAGAACGGAGTACAAGTTGTGTACCGCGTACTTGAGCATCTTTAATCTTACCAGCTACAGGAGCGTTAAGATTGAAAGCATCTTCGCCAGCTTGAGCAAAAGTAACACCATGCTCTTGGCCAAGAATAACAGGTTGATGGTAAAAGTTACCTAATTGTGCATCCCTTTTAGCAAAGGGAATTTTATTCATTAATTTAACACCTTCTGGAATTAAGTTTTCAAGTTTATCTGCATAAACTTCTTTAAACAAACCATTAAGTGTGTCAAGATTATTTGAGGTTGAAGCCATAATATTTTATCTCCTTAATATATTAAATATTATTGTAAAGTGTATTTAAGAATGACCATATCATTCGTTGCTAGTGTAACAGAAGCTAATTTAATAGCAAATCTGTCACCACCTGCTGTATAAGCTGAACTGTCAACAACTGACAAGCTAGCTGCAGGAACGGCCAGAGTTTCAGAAGCAGAATCATCAATAAGCATACAGCCTTTGATAACATCTACAGCTTCATCAATAAATACGATAACATCAGAACCACTAACTACATAAAGGTTAGTATCTTGGTTTTTGTGGACACAAAGTTCTTGAACCTTAAGTTGTTGGTTCGCAACACGGGGTGATTGACTTGAGTACATTTATAATCCTCCTAAGATTATATATTGTTTATAATTAGAAAATTCCTTTCTTATTATAGGCTATACCGACTTACGGTATCTTTTCATCCTTTTGGGGTAGAAAAAAGCCTTCATCACCCCTATAATATATTAGGATCTCTCTACTTATACTTGTTAAAAAACTAAAAATTCTCCAAAAAAATAATTTTAGCTGCGAAAATCAAAAACATCCTTAAACTTTTTCTTCGGTTTTTCTTCTTGTTTTTCTGCAGGTTTACTATTAGTAGCTTTTGCAATTTGATTAGCAGTTGTAGTCTCTTTTTGAGCTTTAATACGTTTTTTACGTAAACGATCTAAATTATTTTTACCAACTACTTTTTCAATTACTTCTTCTGGAAAAATATCAAACATAGCTTTAAGATCATCTCTAAATTGAGTTTCAACTAGCGGAATAACTTCAGCGACTGATACATTTGGATAGCCGTTATTCATAGCTAATAACATTGTTTTTGCAACTTCACGAATAACCCAAGGATTCTTTTTAGGCAAAATTGTATCAGCTTTTTCTAATGCAGATTGAATATCTTTTTCAATAACAGCAGCATGTTCATTTCTTGCTTTTTCAAGATCAGCATCTTCTTTTTCTTTTTTAAGACGTTTTGCTTCTTCTTGAGCATCTTTAAGTTCTTTTTCCATTTTCTCACGAGCAAGTTGTTCAGGACTTTTTTTAGCCTCTTCAATTCGTCGTTTTAAATGACCTTCAGCTAATTCATCAATATTATGACCCATTTGTTCTAATACTGAAGCCGGATTTTTTTGAAGCATTTCGATTAGTTGATCAACTTGTTTTTTATAATTAGCAAATTCTGGAGACCGTTTATCAAAAGCTCTGGCTTTCTGAAGTTCGCGTTTTAGACGATCTTCATCGGCTAAATCAATTTCTTCTTCTACTTCTTCACCGTCAATTTTAAGTTTAAATTTCTTTTTCATGTTATTAAGAGTTTTATTCATCTCTTTAGTAACAGGATCGGCAGATGCTTCAGTTTCGATCTCTGTTTCAGGATCGAGGACTTCAGCTACAGTTTCTTGAAGATCGGGACTAGGAGCCGCTTCTTGTGCAACAGTGGCAGGTGTTTGTTGAGCTTCGCTCATATATTCTCCTTTAATCATCTATAGATTAAAATTAAGATCGCCCTTAATTGGGTAGATCTATCTAATATAACTTGTTAATTTTTAAATATCAAAAAAATATTTAAAAGTAATAGAATAAAAAATGCAATTTTCCACTTTAAATAAAGTGGAAGCATTTTCTTTCTAGGATTATTTCGGTTAATTGGACGTAAATATGCCATACTATTTATATTGAATATCAAACCAGCAATCAGCAGAACCAATAGTTTTTGTTGGTCCAGTTGAACTATTACATATTGTAATTCCAGTCGAAAAATATCGACCAACTGATGCTAGAGAAATTGTAAAATTAGATGTAGCAGGAACAGTAATAACAATAACCGGAACAGCAGCATCAGCCGGAACTGTTGTTGTATTATGAATTTGTATAAATTGTGCTGACCCTTTTGAATTATAACCGTTTATATTATATAATGTTCCAGGGGAAGCTTTAATAACGCGACTAGCTTCATATGCGGTTGATGTCGAATTACTTAAAGTCTGATCAGTAATTGTAACATTATTTTTAACTATTAAAGTTGCCGAAGGTATAATATTTGTTTCAAAATCTGTTAATTCTGCACTTGCTGGACTTTCAATAGGTATAATCGTTTTAATTGATAATTGATTATCAATTGCATATATAGTATATTGAGTTTCTTCTTCGATATATTGAGGAGAAATTGTTCTATCTGTCCAAAATGTTTTAGCGGTCCAATAATCAACATCAACAACAATCATTATGGAATCTCCGTTACAAAGGCACCCGGAACTGCATTTAATAATGTTCCATGATTTCCACCTTTAGCATCAGGAATAGAAGGATAACTTAGAGCATCACCCATTCTCCACCATGAAATTAAACTAGCAGATTGAGTATAAGTACCTGTATTTGAAGATAAATCTATATTTCCAGAATTACTATATATTTGAGATCTTGATCCTGCAGATAATTCAACATTCCAAAAAGCTACTTCATCAATAAATCCTTCAAATCTAGGAGTTCCGCCTGTGCTATTTGCAGCAATAGATAAATTAGCTAATGATGTTGGATCGACAGTTAATGTATCATTTAATACATTTCGACCAGCTTCTGTATTGTCAACATAGACATGCATACCGCTTGCTGCGCTAGTTCCATCATAGGTAATACAAATAAAATGCCAGTTTCCATCGCTTATAGTTGCAGTAACTTCTTGAACTCTAATTCGATTTCCTATTCCACCACCTTGAAAATTGATACTTATTTGTCCACTTGTATTATGTTCGATTTGATAACCAAATCCGCCAGTAAATTTTGTTGCCAAAGTTCCAGCAATTGTTGGTGTTTGACTTTTAAACCAGCCAGCAAAACTAAATGCTTGTGTTCTAGCAAAATTTAAAGATGAATGATGCGGAATAGTGACATAATCATTATTTCCATCAAAAGCAGTAGAATATGTATTTGTAAAAGGGACTGCACCGAAATAACTTGTACGATTTGTCCACTGAAATGAAAACGCATCTGAATCTGAGGCATATTCTTTAAATGTATCTGCTCCAGAAATACTTGTTCGATATATTTGCCAAGTCGAATCTGTATCTGTTGCTGCTAAATTTTTATTAAAACCATAATAAATAATTGAACCTAAATTTTCAACATGACTTATATAACTTGTTTCTGTTTGATCTGAAGCAATTACAACAGGTAATGAATTAGCCATAGTTTTTTGACTAAGTAAATTATTACCAGAAGAATCTTTTGGAACTACATTAATACTTCCATTTGTATTAACTGCTAATAAATCAGTCCCATCGCCAATTTTTATGCTATCATTTGCATGATCAATAACGACTTCGACTGTACCAATTGTTGCCGAAACTTCAGCCTCAACTTTTATTCGATCATTTGCATCATCAAATGCTCGTTTTAATACCTGATTAGCATCTAATTTTGTAGACATTTAACTCCTATTGTGGGAGCATATTCGCGGGATTAGTAGGCATCGTATCAAAAGGAGCGGGCGGACTAGCAGGCGAAGGAAGTCCTGGAGCTGGAGGTGGCGGCATTCCCATAGTTGCAGGATTAGCTCCTTGCATTGACGAATTTGGAGGCATTTGCTGAGGTTGATTTGCAGGACTTCCACCAGGGGGACTAAGTGGTTGTTCCTGAATGATCATTAAAAGATCAGGATCAGTTGTTCTCAATAAATTAATATGTTCTTGGATATGATTTAAAACATTTTTTAGTAACTCAGGATCTTTTCTTAGATCAGGATCTGCAAGTACGCATCTATGTTCTTTGATATGCATATTGTGATGATCGGTAGCAATCGCAATAACTTCTTGTTTATTTGCCATCATTTCATTTTCCGAACGGATAGTCTCTAATTCACTAACCGTTCCTTCTGTCATAACGTCAAGATTTCCAGTATTCATAACTTGGAAATATTGTTCAGGAGTCGTAATGCTACCCATTTGTAAAAGTTGTTCGGCCATTTCAACACGGCCAGCAGTAGTTCGTGCTAATGGATTTCCAATATCAACAATGATGCGATTAATAGAAGATAAATCATCTCCTGTAAATTCTTTCATATTTGTACGATTTTTAATTCCGGCGATCATCGCGATACGGGGGACCGCAGCGAAATCTTTTAAGATATTGATTATACCCGTTCCTGTATTTTCAACCATTTGAATATATGATTGTTGAAGACCAGACATAAATTGTAATGACATACTTTGAACGAGAGCTAAGGCTGTACCGGATTTAAGACTTGGATCTGGATTACCACGAGTCACCGCACTAACTCCAGAAATGGTCTCACTTGCTCTTTCTAAGATTCCTAAGAAATCAAAGACTTCTTTAGGCGTTGCTGTTAATTGTAGAGGTTTAATTTCACCGAATTGAGTATTGGCCTCAACTACGTTAAGACCTCCAGCTAATTCACTAAGACTAACATCAGCACCACGAGGGACCAGGATGTTCTGAACGCCAAATGCATTTTGATTTGTTAAAATTGTACTATACAATGAGTTAATAGCATCTTGAAGTGGAAGAATATCAAAAAGCGGAGTATAACCATAAGGAGTTCCCAAAATGTTAGCGGGGGCTATACGATAAACAGGAAGATCACGATATGGCATCGGAGAATCAATAAGAGTAATGTCCGAATCTAAGAATAAAAGATATCGACCATCCGGCATAGATTCTGATCGTTTATGATAAAACTCATAAATCGGAATAAGTTCTGTTTTATTAAAAAATCCACTTTCTACATAATTACTTTGAAGATCAGCTTTGCTAGGTAATGCTAGAATTTTTTCTTCATATTCAGGATATTGAGCTATAAGGTCATATCGGTTTTTAAAAGAACGACATAAAACCCAATCATGTTTCTGATCTTCACGGCTAACATCGAAAACTACATCAAAAGGAGAAAGATTTGAAAATTGAAGGTCTCCTTCTCTAACCTCTACGCCAGTATCTTCATTAAAATCATAGACATCTCCTAACATGGAGTTCCATTCCATTTTAATATATCCGGCTCCAAGGACCACAGCATATTCAACTGCAGTTTTGAGATATTCTTCAAGGCGTTTTTCACGCATGTAATAGTCTAAAAGACCATTGGCAAGTTTCGCTTGAACTAGAGATTTATGATCTGTATTTATAGAACGAGCTTGTAGTGAGGGACGAGTAGAAGTAATCATTACGATGATATGTTGAGCTAAGTTACGTAAATGATTGACGGAGATATTAGCTAGTTCGCCTTGTTCGCCGCCGAAATTAATACTATGACTGTTACTAAAATCAGTGTAATAAGCACCATGATACGCCGCCCACATCATTCGGAGTTTCTGAAGATAACCATTAGCATTCAGTTCACGATACCAGAAGTTAGCTTGATTTAAAAGATAATCAGCCGTTTTCTTCGGTTCATCAGCAGCAAAGTAGACTTTTGACATATAAACCTCTATTAATACTTGTTATTTTTTCTTCAATCCGAACATTTTTTTAAATGTAGCATGTTCTGGCTTTTCTTGGGCCGATGGATTAAGAAAATAGCCCCCTTCTCGGTTTAAATGCGAATACCTATAACCTTGGGGAAATGGGTTATGGTTTTTATCCAAATTACGTACAAGATATATTAAAGCATCAATAGCATCGTAGTGACCCGTATCTCCGCTACGACTAAAATTGTCTCTTTTCTTGTTCCAAGTTCCGTTTCTCATATGCGATATAAGAGTTCGGCATCGGGGATGAATAGCGATTTGGCGAGATTGGACCATCATACGGAGTTGATTGATTGCCATCTCTTTATTATCTTTAGCTGTAGGTAGAAAGGTCAATCCATGTAATCTATGTAAGTCATTTATAACAATTGGGTTGTTATCAGATATACGACGGTATGGTTTTTCGGTTTCATTTGTTAATTTATTAGTCCAAAGTTCAATTTCTTTTAAACGAATATCTTGGGCTAACTTGTCTGTGGTCATTTGGGGGCCATTCATCTTGAATTCATCCTCAATTACAAGGATTGCATTTTCAAAATCCCAATAACCAAACAAGACAACTGTTAGATCTTTAAAACCAATATCCATTGAAACATATTTATCAGTAAATGCAGGGCGTCTCCAGTCAATAACAATATCTTGTTCTGTTTCTGAATTAAATTCAGGAATAATAGAGTTATCTGAATTATTTGGAATTATACAACAACATTCGCGACGAAAATCATCATTTGTAACTCCACCTGGATACTCCGCAATAATTTCTTGAACAATTTCTTCAGTAAATCTAGGATTCTTCATTGTTTTATGAATTTTTAATGCATCAAATAATGTCATCCGAATTAATGTACCATTTTGTTCAGCATCTTCCATATATTTCGCAAAATCATGGTTGCTATCCGTTGGAGATGAAGACGAAAGAATAATTTTACCGCGAGTTAAAATTGTAGCCGGAAGTAAAATGGAACGAATAAGATATTTTAAATCAGTTTGAACGAAAGCAGCTTCGTCGATAAGACATAATTCTGCGTCTCCTCCACGGAGCTTCTCTGCGTTTCCATTGTCAGTTCCTGCGAGTTGAATCTCGCTTCCATTTTTAAAACGATATATATTATCCATAGTTTTAAATTCGGGACGAAGTTCTTCTGGACAATCAAGAAATATTTTATCCATAATTGGACGAATATTGACACGAATCATTTTTTGTTCAGGTTGTAAAAATTTAACAATTGATTTAGGTTTTTGAAGACATTGTTGAACTGCAAGAATAGCAAGATAATATGTTTTTCCAACACGACGACTAAGATTTAAAACAGAAGTTTTAACTTTTATTTGTTTCCATTTATTATGGACTTCTTTTTGTGCAAAATCTAGTTTCCATTCAAGATTACCCATATACCAAAGACGAGTTCGAGCTTCTTGAATTTGAGTATCAGAATATTTATTGGTCTGAGTCATCAGAATTTTGTTCCTTATAGGTACTAGTTTCCGCTATCTGCATAAGGTCCTTATTTTGGATACTTTCAGGTAACGCAGTCCATTGAGGAATAATAGGTTTAACTTTATCTGTAGCATGTTTAATCTTTGAAAAAATTTCAAATTTACGAGCTTCTTCTAATGTTAGATCTCGACTTTGTGCAATCTCTCTAAGGCGCCTAAGCTGTGCTTCTGCAACAATTTCTTCTGGCTGAGCTTCAACTTTAATAATTGGAGGAGCAAGGGACTCCAACATCTTTTTTAAATGGTCTATTTCTGAATTTTTTTTATCAATCTCTTTTTTTAGTTTATCTAACTGTATATCTTGAGCAGATGCTAGTTGAGAAAGATATGTAATATCTTGAATTAATTCTGATTTTTTCTTTTTTCCGGTCAACAATAAAATGTCATTAGACATATTATTAAAAGAAGCGTTTTGGAGCTTCTTTACTCGCTGTTGGGGCCTGCATGGTTTTTATTTTAAGAGACGAAACTTCAGTCTTAACGGCATTTAATTCTTGAGAAATTACTCTGATAAGTTCACCTTCTTTTTTATCTAAATATGATCTATAACCGTATAAAGCACAAATAGCGCTTAAAGCAATAGCATCACCTATTCCTGCTCCGTTCATAACAATATGAATAGTAACAGCGATAAATCCCAAACACGGAATATTAGCGTTTTTTAGAGAATGCATAGCCATTAAAAGTTTTTCTTTCATTTATTAAAACTCCTTAATATGTATGAAGCGATTGCGTAAAGCCGTTATATTCGATTTTATACCCATTGTGGGCTTCGCTCGTTGCTA